TGCAAGGACCTAACGTAATTAATTTAGAAGATCGTATAGTGTTAGGAACAAACGAGTATTGCAATTATGCAGAATGGCTTACAACAAAGATCAATGATCAACGCCCAATCTCGCAATTTAGTATTGATGCAGGGCACATTGACGGTTGCTTTGCTGTATTAGGAAATAATGTTATATTAGGAATTGAGCCGTTAATTGATTATCAACAGTATTTTCCAGGATACACCGTTGTTAGAGTTCCCCCAGCATCGTATCAAGATCAAATCAAAGAATTTAATTTGATGAAAGAAAAGGTGTCCGGTGTTTGGTGGCTTGCCGGAGAAGAACACAATCATAATCTTATTACCTATGTTGAATCAAATCTAAAACCATGGCTTGGTTATGTTGCAGAATCTATATTTGACGTGAATGTATTGGCATTAGACGAGAATACTGTATGTGTATCAAATGTTACCCCTGAAGTTGAGCTAGCCTTAAAGGCACATAATATTGAATGTATTGTAGTGCCATGGAGACATAGATTCTTTGTTGACGGCGGATTACATTGTATTACCTTAGATTTGTATAGAGATAGGTAATGCCTTTTCTATTTGTTGATTACGATCAGGGCGCCGGCGGCGAGTCGTTCTGCCAAGGATTGAGCCAATCTGCAGAGTGTGTGACTCTTACTGGATTTACTAATAGTAAAAGTAGGACTAAAATAAATGATGTATTTGGGCAAGAGTTTTTAAAAATAATTCCACAACCCGCGGTTATTACTGCACACACAAGTTTATACGATATTGTGCCGTCGCACAGAAATACCAACTTGGCTCAGTCAATTCTTGAGAATGTTTATAGTATAAGAATAGCCAGCCCTACAAATAACCAACTTTGGCAATACTTGAAACATCAGCAGATTGAAAAAGTCCTTAAGTCGCAGCTGCCATCAGGGCAACACTTTGTTGGCGAACTAGAGATGCTGGCCAGGGCAACATCAGACAAATCCTGGATCAAGCAGGTAAAATCATCTATGGATAACTTAACTTTATCGTTGCTATCAAAAGGTATAGAGCCCACAGAGGAAAACAAGAACAAATATATACAGGAGATAATCTCTCAGAGAGACCCTGAACCCAACTACAAGTTTGATTTGGTTATTCCGTACGAAGATTTATTTTACAATACCAGTAAAATAAAAGAGCAAATAAAGAATGTTTTTAAAATAACTGTACTAGGAGATTGGTTAGAAAAATATAACAAAGACTACAATGCATATCTTTCCAAGACTTGATCTAATGATTGCGTATTCTTGTAATTTATCCTGTACAGGATGTATCAGTTTGAGTGATCGTTTGCGAGATGGCATTGCTCCGTACTCAGATATACAAAAATGGGCAAATGCGTGGGCATCAAAGATTAATCCAGCTGTTATAACAATATTTGGAGGTGAGCCATGTCTACACCCGGATCTAATAGATATCTGTAGATTAGTCAGAGATACATGGCCGGCTTCTGCTATACGCTTAATCACTAACGGATATCTATTAGACAATTTTGATTCTGCTGCATGGTTTGAATTTAATAATTTTGAGATGCAAATTAGCGTACACCGTAAGGATCACGAAAAAATAATTAATCAAAAAATTAAAGATATTTTGTCGCACAAAAAAGATTGGAAGGTACGCATGCACGGCGGTGATCATCACAAACAAATTGAATGGGCCAGCAACGGTATCTCTATCTACAAGAGCATATTCAAGGATTTTGTAGTTCCTTTTAAAGAAGAGAAAGGATCTATTATGGCATGGAATAGCAACCCTGCAGAAGCGCATAAAATCTGCGGCTCTCCGGCTACACCAATACTATACAAAGGCAAACTTTATAAATGTCCGCCGGTCGCTAATATTGTTGATTTAACTAATCACCATTACGCAAATTACCACGGATACTCTCCAGAAGATAATATAGTAGAGTTTATAAACGCAATTAACAAACCCGAAGCAGTCTGCGGATACTGCCCAGATCAAGCTCGTGCTATTGTAGTTAACCACTTGGATCTTAAAAATGTCACTGTTAAACAAAAAATACTTGATTAGTGGATGTGGGCTTAGTTTTAGCGGGCAGGAGCGTAAAACATGGGTAAACATTTTAAAAGTGGCCGGGGTCAACATAGTTGATGTGGGAGGACCTGCGGTCAGTAACCAATGGATTCTAAATAAAACAATCTTAGAACTACAAAACAATCATTATGATAACGTTATTATTCAGCTGACCAGCCCAGGCAAACTTGATGTTGAAATCACCGACGATAGGTATCAAGAACTAGTAATTAATGACTCCGTTAGAAATTTTACTTATAAAGGTATTTGGCCTAGCAGTGCCAGCAACGATCACCCAAGTAAACAATTGTACTATAAATGGCTATGTAGTCCTGGCCTAGAAACTGAAGATTTATTGTGCAAATTACTTCTATTAGATAATCTATGTAATCAGCGCAATATCAATTTGTGTGTATTCCAAGGTTATCCGATACCATGGAGCGACCAACAAAAAGCATGGTTAAAAAATATAATCTACGATCTTGATTCTGATTTATACAGCCCTTATCCGGATTCTGTGCATTATCAATTTCATGATCATGCTAATACTGTTCCATGTATAAGTTACCAATTTGTTCTAGCAAAAATGATCGCCGGTATCTGTTGCCCAAATGTATTGGATAAGATCAATAAGATACTTGCAAAGCATCCCAACGTTGTGTTATTATAATAATCTATGTTTAAAATTAAAACTCTATCTGTAAAGAATTTTATGAGCGTGGGTAATGCTACCCAAGCTGTTCAGTTTGATCGTAAGGACCTAACCTTGGTTCTAGGACAAAACTTGGATCTGGGTGGCGACGATACAGGAGCACGTAATGGTACAGGCAAAACTACGATTATTAATGCACTATCGTATGCATTATACGGATCAGCTCTTACAAACATTAAAAAAGACAATCTTATCAATAAAACAAATGGTAAGAACATGTTGGTCACGATTGAATTTGAAAGCAATGGAACAGAATATCGAATTGAACGCGGGCGTCGTCCAAATACAATGGCATTTTACATTGGAGACGAAGAACAACAGATTACAGATGAAAGTCAAGGAGACAGTAGAGAAACGCAGGCCGCAATAGAGCGCATGCTGGGCATGAGTCATGACATGTTCAAACATATTGTTGCTCTTAACACTTATACTGAGCCATTCCTTGCTCTTAAAGCCAACGACCAGCGTACTATCATTGAACAGTTACTCGGCATTACTGTATTGAGTGAAAAAGCTGACTTGCTCAAAGAACAATTAAAAGCAACCAAGGATGCAATTACTGCCGAAGAATATCGTATCAAGGCAGTGACGGATGCTAATGCTCGTGTGCAGGAACAAATTGAAGCAACACGGCGTAGACAAACACTTTGGCTTACCAAGCACGCCGAAGACATTGCCAAACTTGAAACTGCCTTATCTGCACTAAGTGAGATTGATATTGTTGCCGAGCTTGCTGCACATGATGCATTACAAACACAGACTGAGTTAGCTAAAGCTGCCGCCGAACTCAACAAATGGAAAATTGCCTGCGAGCAAGAACAAGTTCGAATACTTAAAGTTCTTGACAAGCTAAAATCGGAAATTGAAAAGCTAGAAAAACACGAGTGTTATGCCTGTGGGCAAACCATGCATGATGAAAAGCACGAACAGGTGCTTAACGAAAAAAGAACTACATTAAAAGAAACAAGTTTACAGTATATCGCTAATATATCACAGCTAGAAGAACACGTTGATAAAATAGCCGAACTATGTGAAGCTGGTCCTATTCCGCAGGTGTTTTACGATGACAAAGAAGATGCAATTAATCATCGTAACAGCATTAATAATTTACAAGAACAATTAACATCTAAAAGAATAGAAATAGATCCATATGCTGAACAGATTACAGAAATGGAAACCCAGGCGCTAGAAGAAGTCAACTACAATTCAATTAACGAGTTATCTAACGTTAAAGAACATCAAGACTTCTTGCTTAAACTGTTAACTAACAAAGACAGCTTTATACGTAAACGTATTATTGATCAGAATTTAAGTTATTTAAATGCTAGACTAGGACAATACCTAGATAGGATTGGCTTGCCTCATACAGTTAAATTCCAAAACGACTTAACAGTTAGTATCGAAGAACTAGGACGTGAGCTAGACTTTGACAACTTATCTCGCGGCGAACGTAACAGATTGATATTATCGTTAAGTTGGGCATTCCGCGATGTATGGGAAAGTCAGAATCAACAGATCAACTTGTTGTTTATAGACGAAGTCATTGATACCGGTATGGACAGTTCAGGTGTAGAAAACAGTTTGGCTATTCTTAAGAAAATGGCACGCGAAGGCAATCGCTCAGTTTGGCTAGTGTCGCACAAAGACGAGTTAGCCGGGCGTGTAAACAATGTACTCAGCGTAGTTAAAGAGAATGGATTTACAAGTTATAACACGGACGTAGATATTGTTTAATTTTGCCGTCATTGACGAGTATCAAATTGAAATTACAACATACTGTAATGCTGCTTGTCCTCAATGCCCTAGAAATATACAAGGCTCGGGTATTAATCCTTACATGCCGCTAGTACATTTAGATCGTGCTGTTATTGATGCAGCGTTTAGTGTAGAACATTGTAGCAAACTTAGACAAATATTCTTCTGCGGCAGTTACGGTGATCCTGTTATGCACCCTGATTTCTTGGGTATACTACGGGACTTTAGACATAAAAATCCAACGCTGTGGTTGTACATTCACACCAACGGTGGTGTGCATGATGAACAGTACTGGGCAGAGATTGCTGCCATAATGAACGGCTATGGCCAAATTGACTTTGGCTTTGACGGTCTAGAGGATACTTTACATTTGTACAGGCGCAATGTAAAATACGCTGTTGCTATGCGTAATGCCAGGGCATATATTCGTGCAGGTGGTAGAGCACAATGGAATTTTATTGTGTTTAAGCATAATGAACATCAAGTTGAACAAGCAAGGCAGTTAAGCACAGATTACGGTTTCTTTAATTTTCTTCCAAGAAAGACTGGTCGTTTTTACAATCATACACTCGAAGCAGCATATCCAAATTGGCCTGTGCTTGATAAAAATAAAAAACGAGAATACGTGTTAGAGGAACCCACTAGCGACGAGTGGCGTAATCCCAGTGTACAAAAAATAGAAGTATTGAAATATGTACACGGTAGTTTTAAACAGTATCTTGATCAAACACCAATCAAGTGCGATGCACTACTAGGGAACAAAGTTGTTGTTACTGCTGAAGGATTAGTGTTACCTTGTAACTTCTTTGAGCATAATATGTACGACGCTAGATTTCATAATAGACTGTATTTGCCCGGCGCAAACTCAGCAAGTTTTGATTATAGAGGAGACAATCAAGTTAACGAGTTTGTATTACGATATAGAAGCGAACTTGATGTAAACAAAAATAGTTTAGAAAATGTTTTTAAATCTGAGTTTTGGACAGAGCTTACTACTCGCTGGACAGGACCAAATAAAATTATGGAATGTGCAATGACATGTGGCGAAAAGTTTACTAAAGTATGGGACCAAGGAGGATCCATTAGATGACAATGTTGGTTACAGGTGGTAATAGAGGGTTAGGGCAATTTTTGTGTACTGCGTTTGGGGCAGATAGTATCAGTAGATCTACAGGGTTTGATATCACTAAAGATGTAGCTCAAATTGCCGAGCATAGCTTACAGTATGATATATTTGTAAACAATGCGTTTGACGGACCTCCCCAAGAGGCGTGGGCTAATTTTGGGCAAGTGCAGATATTAGAAGCAGTTTACGATGCGTGGAAACAAGCTGGTAAATCCGGATATATCTTTAATATTGGTAGCACCGGGGAGAAGCATATTGTTGCACGCGAGCCCAGTTTTGAAACTTATCGTGTAGCAAAAGCAGCACTAGCACACGCTTCCAAGCAGTGTACTGCCTCGTTTAAATCTAACATTGTTCCGTTTAAAACCACGTTAATTACACTAGATCGATTAGATACAGAGCTTAGTCGTAGCCGCCCAACGTGGACAGGAAATGGCATTTTACCAGGTGACGTAGCCAATTTTATCAAGTATTCTACTGGCTTGTCAGCAAATACTTGTATAGAAGAAATAACATTTTATTGTAACCTTGACTATAAGGCATAATTATATGCTGTATGACATGGTTATTCGAATCCACATTAGTGGAGTCACTTCCTGAAGATTGCGTAGGTTTTGTGTATTTGATAACAAATACTGTTTCTGGACGTAAATATATAGGCAAAAAATTAGCCAAGTTTGCTAAAACTAGTTACAAAGTAGTCAAGCTTAAAAATGGTACCAAGAAGAAAAAGAAAATCAGAAGCAAGATTGACAGCGACTGGCTTACATATTATGGCTCAAACGACGAATTAAACAAAGACATACAGACACTAGGATCAGAACAGTTTACCAGAGAAATACTCTTTTATTGTAAATCAAAAGCAGAATGTAGTTATATAGAAGCAAGAGAACAATTCCGACACAAAGTCTTAGAATCAGACGCATACTACAACGGACAGATCAGCGTTCGTGTCCATGGCTCCCACATCAAAAACAAGTTAGGCAGTTAAGCTAGCACAGGCTAACATCGTGTGCCCTACACCTGGTAGTAATACGCAGGGATGGAAGACTCGCCGCTGCAACGAGCACTCAATCACTACCCGTAAGGATGACGATCGCTAATCGCCGCGATTTGATTGTTTGAAGATGATTCTAAGGCTAAAAAGACGTAGCAGAGATGCTACACGTAGATTATGCAAGCTAGTATTTGTGTAAACTACCGCCGTTGTATAAAGACGGAGCTCGAGGTACAGGACAACCGCCTCTGTAATGCTCTAATACTAGTGACTGTGCTACTCGGATGATGTACACTCTTATTTTTGCCCGCCCTGGGCAAAGAGTGACCAATTAATCTGGATGATATACCTTAACTGCTTTAGAAACAATACATTGATGAGCGCAAGCGAAATCAATAGATTAGCGCAGCTAATCTTTAAAAGAATGGCATTCCTGACTTCTTGGAAGTTTCTAAGTTGTCTTTAACAATTTTACTAATTATTTCGCGGTCTGTTTGACCCAAAAACATCGCTTCGTCGTAGCTTAAACTTCCTCGCATATACCAGGCTAGTCTGAGTGCTTCTTCTTTTAAGGCTTTTGACTGTGCTTCTAATTGAGCAACATACGCAACTATGTCCTCATTGGACATAGCCAAAAGCCTTATACGAAAAAATTTGCTTGATCAAATGTTAGTTCTTGTGCGTAAGTTTTTTCACAGGCAGCACACTGTGATTGCAATGGTTTAATTTTAACTTCATTGGCATACTGATCTACTGTTTCTTTTATCTGTGCAAACACTTTCCGGTCACAGTTCATAATGAACTCTTTGATATGATTTTTATCTGTCACTGTGGTACCATTAGTGGCAATAGATTGAATGTTATTGACAATATTGCTAACATTCATATCAGTTAATTTTGGAAAAATAGTATTAAACTGTTCAACCTTTTGTTCATCAGACAATTCACTGTCATTAATTGCCATGATTAATTTTTGTTGTTCATAGCTGATTAAGTTAGCATCATTGTAGTTTTTGAAGGTTTGTGGTTTAAATTCAAATACAAGATCATCTATTTCAACGGGGTCATATGATGGTGCACGAATACCATCCAGCATCTCTATTAGTTCTGCAGTGTGTTTATTTTCTTCTCCACAATGTGGGCAAATAGAATTGATATCCATATTTGAGCCATAACTGGCAATTCTAATAGAAATAAAGAGAGCATCAAGATCGGTTGATGGTACGTCCCAAGCATTTGTTATACATGGGCAACAACTCTGTATCACATCAACTATACCCTGCCCGTTCATTAAAGCGTCGGGAGTTTTGATAGTAATTTCGTCTTTGATAGTCATTGGGTAAATTGGGACTTCTCCAGATTCCGGTAAATCCAAGGATTTTGGGTTCCAAAATTTGCCTCCAGCTGGCAAACGTAGATAGATTGCAGGTTGTCTAAAATGCTTCTGCAAGGGGTTGTTGGAATTCATTGCCATATTTGATCCTATAAATAGTAATTGATAGTAGTATTTATTTGGAAAAAACCCTATGGCAATTACTTTTACAGTTGGTGGACAAACAGTTCAAGTTGATGGCGCAGCTTCTGAGCGGACTTTACAGGAACTAGTTAGTGCAATAAACGGCAGCAATCGTAGGCAAGAGCGTAGTTCATCACAAATTGCCAGCGACCTAAAAAATATTGGGCAGTCGGCCAGCACAGCTGGCTCAGCCATGCAAAGAACTGCTGTGGCATCACAAAAAAGCGACGCCGCTATATCAAGTCTTGGGTCAGGTATCGCCGACACCGTATCAACGGTTGTTAGTTCGTTTCAACAAACTTCATCAACTGTGGGGGAATTTGCCAACAGTTTACTATCAACATCAGCACAGATAAGCCAAGAATGGACCAGAGCATTTGTAAGCCTAAGCCGCGGCGGTATAGATCCAATCGTTCTTTCAACTAGTACACTTAAAGCTGGCCTAGATTTAGCCGGTGGTACTCTGAGCAAGCTTGGTGGAATGATTCCAGGTGTGCCTGGCAAGGTATTGAGTGGGTTTACTACGCTACTAACATCGCTTGGTAAAGGTGCCGTGGATATACTGTCAACCCAGCTGATAGAATCTGCACAGGCCATGGCACGCTATAATAAAATGGGTGCAATCTTTTCTGAAGGGCTTGGGGAGATGCGAGTCAACACAGGCAAAACTGGATTGACTTTTGAACAGTTTTCTCGTGTGGTTGAAGAAAGTAGAGACAACATCAAAGCATTTGGTGGCACACTGAGTGATGGTATAACACGCTTAGCCGATGTGTCCAATGCAATGAGCATGTCTGTTGACAGCAGCGGAAAAACAGTGAGGCATGCACTGTTAAATTTAGGGTACAGTGTCGAAGATCAAAACAAACTGGCAGCAAGTTATCTAGCGCAGCAACGTGCTGTAGTAGGAATTGATCGTGTTAGGGCAATGTCCAGCAAAGATGTCGCTGATGCCACTCTTAAATATGCTACGGATTTAAAGGTACTTCAAGAATTAACAGGCAAAGATGCCAAGGCTATCGCAGACAAAGCAGCCAAGGATACCATGCGAGCATCATTAATGGCCAAATTGGATGATAAACAAAGAGCAGCCCTAACAGCGGCCAATAGGGGCATTGCACAACTGGGCGATGCAGGACCCGAAGTGCAAAATGCATTAACACGTTATCTAACTACTGGCACATTTGACCCTGCAACGGCAATGAGCGAAGAAATGCGTGAATACATAGTAAAAATAGGCG